TGTATAAGAAGTGATGAACGGGTTGCTGATATTACTTTTGAAACGTTTTACCTAGATGGTGACTTACTAAGAGTTGGGTTCACAGTAACGCCTGTTGGCTTTGACGTTGCTTTCAAAATGAGCTTAAAGCTTGGGGAAGGAGGAATTGTCGAATGGGCTTAAAATTAAAGAAGTTTACTGAATTGTATTCGGGGATGGTTTCTTGGATTGTTGGTAATACAACGAAGTTAACAGACTTTTCAAAGGGTTCAGCTATTCGTAGCTTACTAGAAGCTGTAGCCACATCGATAGAGCAAGCTTACTTTAACATGTACCGGAACGTCATGTGGGGGATCGAGAACTCTATCTATGAAGCATTTAACTTTCGTAAGAAAGACGCTACTCCTGCTAGTGGGACGTTAACGCTTATGTTTGCGTACCCTGTGACAGCTGACTTTATCGTACCAGAGGGTGCTAGGTTTGCTTCGATTACTCAGCAGGATGGCTCTACGCTTTATTTCCAAACGCAACAGGATTATAAAGTTCTTGGCGGTTCGATTGAAGCTGACATCGAGGTATTCTGTACTACAGCCGGTAAAGTCGGTAATGTGTCTTCTGATACAGTAAAGGTTATGGTAAACCCTATCCGGGAAGTTTCAGAAATTACCAACCGCATCGGGTTTACAACAGGGGCTGAAGAAGAGTCATCTGCGAGCCGTAAACAGCGCTTTAACCGTTATATCGAGACACTAGCCAGAGGTACAAAGAAAGCGATTGAGTACGGAGCGAAAGAAGTTCCTGGTGTAGCTGGGGTGTGGGTTGATGACAGTGAGATTGGACTTGTAAAGGTTTATGTCCATGATGCTAATGGTAACTTGCCTGACTACCTTAAAGCAGAAGTACAGACCGCGCTGGAAAACTATCGTGCTGCTGGCATCCCGTGTCTTGTATTGCCAATCGTGAAAGAGGAAATTGCTATTGAGCTTGAAGTCTCAGTTCTACAAGCCTATAACACAACGTTATTCAGACAGAATCTTTTAGCTAGCCTATACAGCTATGTAAATAACTTCCCAGTTGCTAAAAGCTTTATCGTTTCTGACCTTGTTCAGTACGTAATGAACTACGACGATGTTGCTGTTGTGAACTGTAAAGTTCTTTCACCAACGCAAGATATTATAACGCCACAGCAAGAGATTATTCGCACAAGCAACATCAAGCTAACTATAAAAACATAAGGAGGTGAGCAACTTGTTCAAGTTTCTAAGTCCTATCTTTAAGCGAAACACAACCCTTGGTGTTTCACCTCAACATAAAGCTATGATGGAATCAATCATGCAACAGCTTAACCAGCTAGACGAAGACACGAAGTTGATGAAACTTGAATTAGTTATTCTAACGGCTACAGGCAGATGGCTTGATAGCTGGGGTGAATGGTTTGGTATCCTTCGTACAGAAGGAGAAGAAGATGAATTTTACAGCAAGCGTATCGTAGCCACAACGGTTAAGCCTAAAAGCACAATACCAGCTTTAATTTCAGCAGTCGATGAAGTAGCTGGCTATACGGGTGACCAAACGTCTGTCTTTGAGCCACACAAATTCATCGCGCGTCACAATATGTCGAAGTTTAGTGGAAAAGACCGATACACCGATGGTGTTTACTGGCGCTCTGGGGTTATTGACTTGTTACTTCCTTATGATATCACAGAGGACGTTCGAAACACCGTTGAATCCGTAAAGGCTGCTGGTATTAAAACAACGTTCACACAACTTAATAATATTGTGATACCTGATGGAGAAGATGGTTGGACATTTGGAGAAATGGTTATTCCTTACGAAGACTATACCCTGATTTTCCAACCGGCTCTTGCTATCGCGTTAAAGGGCGCGGTTTTCTCGATGAACACGCAGGGTTCAAGGTCACGTTCAGGTAAGCAAACGTTGTGGGGCACTTACGTTGACTTTGGATTTGAACCATTCCTTACTAGAAACTTTGAAAGATATGTTGGAGAATCAATGGTCTTAAAGAAGTCGGATTTCTCTACGTTTAAGTTGTTGCCAACACGAATTGGCTCAAGATTCTCTGGACGTCAAATGGGTGGTGTTATCTCTGGTGGGTTACGAAACCAATATGAGGAAACAAACACGTATGACCCTCTCGACGTAACAGACATGCAGGGTGAAGTTGCTAGAACTATCTACAACCTTCGTCCGGCTACTCGCTCCCACCATGGTGTATACTCTGGACGCTTTGGGTTTTCTGGTGCTCCTGATGGGGGTTGGGTTGATAAGTCGTATCTTGTGGTAGCAGATGAAGAAGCTGTCTTCCTTTATCCGACGAAACGCACTAGTCAAGAAACGACTCTTTGTACTGACCTCTGGATAAGCACAAACCCTGTATTCGATAAAAGCTACAGGTCAGGAAGACAGATATTATATGCGTCTGATTTACTAACCTTAGAAACGAATTTAACAATGTCAAAACAAAAGCGTGAGCTAACGTTCAACGATCCTTATCGTTGGGTTGATTTCTTGTACGCAATTCGTGCGAAAGACGAAGAGAAAGTAAAAGAGTTGATTAACATAGATAAACTTGAAACTCCTCTTGAAGAGTTGTACGAGTTTGATTCTGTTATCTCTGTACAGGAGATTGAGGAATGGGGCATTAATATCCAAAAACTCAAAGAAGTGACTCTTTCTACCGAACTTTCAGCGAAGTACGAAGAACGTTCACAAGGTGAGATTGAAGTTAAGCTCTCGACGTAAATAGGAGGTTGAACTATGGCTACTACTACGATTAATGGTCACGTTTCACGTGCATTAGATTTCTTTGAACGAAACGATATTTACTTTGCTATTGGACACCCAGACCCGTGGGCAGATGATAACTATCCGCCAGCTCCAACGATTGACACGCAAGATATCACGGTTCCGATTGGATTTAAAAAGGTAGAAAATATCTATCTTGTAGTTCCTGATGAGCAGGGTTCTATTGTGTACCGTGATAAGCGCTGGAGAGTCGTACCAAAAGACCAAGCGATTGCTCAAGGTGCTCGTTGGGTTTACATCGAGTGTACACTGCGCTACGACGAACTTCCTTTAACAGATTATCGCCAAATTGGTGTTTATAGTCGCTTAAAGGTAAAGGCTGACACGCCTACAGGTAAACTTAACCTTTTACCAACTGACGTTGAATCTCGTGGTATCCTTGAGATTATCGACAATCGTAAAAGAGTGACACGACAAGTAGACCAAAAAGAAAACTTAACAATCGTTGTGGAGTTTTAATAAACCATAAGGAGGTTACCACATGTCATATCAGGATATTAATAAACAACCTTACTATGATGACTATGATGCGTTAAAAAGCTACAGACAGATTTTAGCGGTTCCCGGACGTGTAGAACAAGCTCGTGAATTTACTCAAATTCAAACGATGTTCTTAGACTTCTTAAAACGTTTAGGTGATACCGTATTAAAGAATGGTAGCGTTGTTGAGGGTTGTGGCTTAACAATCCAAGGTACAGATGCTAAGATTGGTAGAGGTAAACTTTACTATGACGGTATCGTATATAACGTTGCTGAACAAACAGTTAAAATCTCTGGTATCGGCAAAGAGGTTATCAGCGCACGTGTTAATGAAAAGATTATCACAGAAGTTGAAGACCCAACTTTACGTGACCCAGCCCAAGGCTTTGATAACTACAACCAAGCTGGTTCTCACCGTTTACAAACAACTATCGAGTTCGTAGTAAATGATGAAACAGCTACTCCAGTTTACGTTCTTGAGGACGGTGGGTTAATCCTTCAGGAAGAAAAGCCACAGCTGGATATCGTTAGTGACCTACTAGCGCGTCGTACAAACGATGAGTCTGGTAACTACCGTGTTAGTGGTCTTAACCTTTATGTTGAGCCTTATGACGCTAATAACGTTCGTGTAACGGTTGAGGCAGGTAAAGCTTACGTTTTAGGTTACGAAGTTATTAAACCAAACCCAGCGAAGTTAATTGTGCCTAAAGCATTAGATACGCGCTCCGTGCTTAATGAGCCTAAAGTTTACCGAACTGGGACACAAACATATAAATTAAATAACGCACCTGTGAAGCAGATTAACCAAGTCGTAGCACAGGTACAAGTTACAGAAACTATCACCCGTGGTAGCGTAACTGGTGGGGTTGACTATCTTCCTAAGTCTCCTGTAATCTCGATTATCGAGGTAAAACAAGGTTCGACGGTTTATATTCAAGGTACTGACTACCAGCTTACAAACGATGGTGTTGACTGGGCGTTAAACGGTTTAGAACCTTCCATTGGTAGCTCTTACACAGTAACGTACCGTTATAACAAAGTTATGACGAAAACAACTGACTATGTTTTAACACAAACTGGTTCTGACTTCTACGTAGACTTCACGCCTCCTGGTGATAACCCAGTTGCTGACACAACGTTTACGGTTGACTATGATTTCTACCTAGCTCGTAAAGACCTGTTTTCTTTATCTCGTGACGGAAGCATCGTTGTTACAAAAGGGCAAAGTGACATTCCTCGAATGATTACTTCACCGTCTATTAGTAACCCTGACATCCTTCACTTAGGAACGGTTTATCTTCCACCGAACAGTCAAGATGCAGTTGCAAACTCCTACGCGGTCACACGACTAAGCATGGAAGACCTACAGAACGTTGTGCGACGTGTGGAAGACATGGAATACAATAACGCTCTTGACGACTTAGACAAAGAAGCTATGGCTGGTGAAGCTCCAACAAACTTAAAGGGGATTTTCTCTGATGGGTTTATTGGTTTCTCTAAGTCTGACTTAGGACACCCACTATACTCTGCGGCATTATCACTTGAAACAGGTGAGGTTGTACTTCCTCCAAGTGCGATTAAGTCAAGAGCGTTGCAACCAAATACTGGTGCATCTAGTGCTAAGATTTGGGGAAGACTCGTGACAACTCCAGTTACAGAGCGCGTAGCTATCGAGCAAACGTTTGCTACTGGTACGATGTTAGTAAACCCTTACAACGTTTTCAATAAGATGGCGTTAATTAACTTAACTCCTGCTGTTGATAACTGGGTAGACGTTGAAAGTATCACAATCGAGAAGACTGAGACAAAAACGTTCCGAGTTCACCGTTGGTGGAGACACGGAGGAGACCTATGGAATGAGACAGAGAAATACCTTTTTGAAAACCTTGTGGTTGACGCTGGCAACGAGGGCTGGGGTGGTTGGAATAGCAATGTTACTGGAACTATTACTACAGTTGGTACGTCCAAGACCTTACTAGACGAAGCGATTATGTACATGCGACAACGTGATGTAGTAGTTGAAGCTTCAAACTTACTACCTAACTCTGATAACCTTGAGTGTTTCTTCGATGGTGTGCGAGTCCCAATCACAGGTGTAATGGGTACTAGTGATGGACAAACGGCTGGTACAATTAAATCTGACTCATCCGGTGTTGCTCGCGGTAAGTTCACGATTCCAGCTGGTATCCGTTGTGGTACTCGTGAAGTAATTCTAAAGAACGTTAATAACACTGCTGTCTCGTCTTATACAGCTAATGGACGTCACCGCGTTGTTCAGGATACTGTTCTACGTACTCGTGTAACAGTAACAGCTTATGACCCACTAGCGCAGTCGTTTATGTTTGACCGTGACCAAGTAGTTAGCTCTGTTGGACTTTACTTTGGTTCAAAAGACGCAACGAAAAACGTAACGGTTCAAATTCGTAACATGATTAACGGATATCCTGGTCAGGTTATTTACGCTGAGAAAACGTTAATCCCTAACCAAGTAGCGGTTTCAACAAAAGGTACAGCTGAGACAAAAGTTTCATTTGCTGACCCTGTAGTTTGTCGTGCTGGGGAGCAATACGCAGTAGTAGTTGTAACAGACAGTGATGTGTATACCATGTTCGTTGCTGAATTAGGAAAGAAAGACCTAAACAGCGGTGGAGTTGTAACGCGTCAACCATACCTAGCTGGAACGTTATTCTCATCTGCGAATGCTTTAACTTGGACAGCTCACCAAACGCAAGATATGAAGTTCCGTGTCTACACTTGTGAGTTCGCTAAACAAGGTGTTCTTGAGTTTAACGAAATTACAGACCTAGATGCTGACCGTATCCTGTTGATGGC